GGTTTTCCGTCATGACAAACGCGACGATCGGAACCCACGACGACCCGACGGCGAGGCACCAGCGGCTCCTCGTGCGCGTGCTCCAGGACGTGCTGCGGCGCGAGTCGTTCGAGACGCTGCCTGACCTTGTCGAGGCGCTCAAGTGCGCCTGCGCCCGCTACCGGATCGCGTACGACGGGGCGGCCTGTTGGCGCGCGATCACGCGGCTCGAACACGGGCGGCAGCGTCTGCTGCTCAGCCGGGCCGACGCGCGCGCGATTTTGCAGGAACTGGGGATCGGCCAGTGAACCGAACGGACGCCGTGGCGACGACCGGTGGCAAGGCGACGGTGGAAACGGGTCCGCCGACCGCCACCCCGACGCACGACGTTGTGCTCGGCACAACGACCAGGAACAAAGGGAAGACCATGCCGACCGACCCCGATCCGACCGTCGACGACTACCGGGCGATCGCGCGCGACCTCCTCGCCGAGTGTGCGGCGCTGCCGGACGTGCTCGCCGAAATCGCCGTCGCGCAGGTGCTCGTCAAAATGTTCGCGGCCGGGCAGCACAGCGGGATCGACGGCTATCACCAGCGCTTGCAGGCGGCGCTGCAGCAGCGGCAAGAGGGGGCCTGATGGCGTACGCGTCTGGAACCGTGGTACCCGTGGCGAAAACCCGCGCCGAGATCGAGCGCTTGCTCGACAAGGCTAAAGCCAAGCAATACGGCACGGCCGTCGACTACGACCTCGCGACCGCGCGCGTGCAGTTTCGACTGCACGATCGCGTGATCCGGTTTTCGATCATGTTGCCCGATCGCGCGAAACTCAAAGGCGATCGCTATGAGCGCCACGAGCGGCAACGGTGGCGCGCGTTGTTACTCGTCCTGAAGGCGAAGCTCGAATCGGTCGAGAGCAATATCGAAACGTTCGAGCAAGCGTTCCTCGCGAACATCGTCATGCCCGACGACCAAACCGTCGCCGCGCACGTCGTCCCGCAAATCGCCGAGGCGTACGCGTCGGGCAAGATGCCACGCGCACTCGTGGCCGAGAACCCGCGCCCATGATTCGGATCTACGCTGACTCGCGCCGCATGGGCGTCTGCCGCAGCTGCGGCGCGGCGGTCGAGTGGGCGACGGTGGTGAACACCGGCAGCAGCCTGCCGTTCAACCCGCCGATTGTGGCAACGAGCGCGCAGCCGAATCTGCTGGACGGCGGCGACCGCATCGAGGCGACGGCGACGGCGTCGCACTTTCTAACCTGCCCGCAGGCGGACGCGTGGCGCAAACGCCACGGGGCGAGGAAGGCGGGCGCCTGATGTCCACGGTCTACTTGTGGCTCTTGTGTTATGCGCCGCGCTGGCTGCTGCGCGCCGTCCCGCGTCGCTGGCGCCAGCACCACCTCGCGCAACTGATCACACGGCTTCGATTCGGTGGGAAATGAAGAAACAAGAATCGGCGTTTCAGTGCAGCAACTGCGGGCGGGCGGTGCTGGTGCGCGCCACGGACTCGCCGTACGAGTTCGAGGCGGATTGTCAGTGCGGCCGGTCGTACGCGCTGTCATGGACGCACGAGGGACCGCCGCCGCAGTTCGAGCAGTGGGAAGACATCAGCGAACAACGGCGTCGAACGGAGGAAGCGTGAATGGAGAAACAACGACGACTCCCGCTGGATCGCCATTCTGGTCACGCGGTCAAAGCCACGGCCGAACAGATCATCACCGCCTATCGTGAGACGGGCTCCGTCTGGGCGGCAGCGAAACGCCTGGGCATGTGCGGGCAGAGCGTGTGGGAGCGCCTCCGCGCGCTGGATTATCCGATCGCCGGGCAAAACTGGACGGAGGACGAAGAGCAGGAAGTCACGCGGCTCGCGGGGGAATGCACCATTGGCGAAATCGCGACGCGTCTCGGTCGTCCGTACGCCGGGGTGGCCAGCAAAATCTCGGCACTGGGCGTGGGGACGCGGTATGGCAATCGCCAACAGCGGAAGAAAGCGCCGAATGGGTACGCGGCGCCTCGCGTCCAGAAATTGATTGCCCAGCTCGAACACTCCGGCCGGTCGATTCGAGCCTTTTGTCGAGAGCAGAGCCTGGATCTTGAGCTGTTCATTTCAGCCATCCAGCGCGTCGATCCGACCTACTGGGCCAACTACACGCGGCGCACGTCTGATCTCACGCCGAAAATCTGCCCCAATTGCCGAGAGACGTTCTACCCCCTCACCAAAAAAGCGGTCGCGTGTTCGCGCCGCTGCTCGGATCTGCTGCGGACAGACCGCGCGTATTACGGGGGCAAGCGTCAGCAGACGATCGGGCTGAAGGAAGGCGTCTGCCAACTCTGCATGGAGGTGAAAGCCCACCTCTCCTCGCATCATCTCCTCGGGAAAGCCAACGACCCGGACAATGAACACCTGATCGCGCTCTGTAATGGCTGCCACCAACTCGTGACGATGTTGGGTGGTCGCCTCTTCGTCGAGGACGTGCAGGGATGGGAGAACCTCATCAATCTCGTGCTGTCGCGTCGGCTCGCGGCGAAAAACCGCGACGGGCAGACGCAGTACGTCGGGGTGCATACCTGCGTCGATCTTGAGTGGCTGACCGTGCAGGATCTGGAATCGTCCGGTGATATCGAGCGGGCTTCATGATTGCGACCAACGAAAGCGAGGACCTGATGTTTGCACGCGATACGTCCATGACGCTCACCGATGTGTTTTTCACCACGGAAACCGAGGACGACGAAACCCGGCGCGTCGTGGGCTGCGCCTTCAAGCTGTCGCCGCTGACGGCCGCGCACGCCGAGGCGCTCGGCGTCAGGACGGTGCTCTTCGAGACGTCGAGCGGCGCGCTGCGGCCGGTGCTCGACGCCGCCGTGCTGCAGATCGCCGTCGAGGATCAACGCCTGTCGCTCGCGAAGGTGCCCGGCGTCCACGCGCCGCTCGTCATTCCGAACGTGCGCATCGAGCGGCTGCTGCGCGTGAAAGTGAAACACGATCGCGAACCGGTGGCGTGCGACGCGGTGCTGAAGGTCACGTTCAGCTATCCCGACGCGGACGCACTGCTGACGCTGGCGTCGGCCGTCGGCGACACGCTGTTCGTCACGTTTGAACCCGAGCAGGGCGATCTCCTCACGGCCGAAGACGACGCCGAACCGATCCGGCGCACCGGCAAGAAGGGCGACACGTATGGATCTACAGCTCACTGACGCGCAGCGCCAGCAACTGCAGGAGCGCAACGCCGCGCACGGGACGGACGTGTACCTGCTCATCGGCGAGAAGGAAGCGTACGCGCTCGCGGCCGGGTTCCTGCCGACCACGGTGCAGGCGCAGGCGCGCACGGCGCTGGCGTGGAATTTCAAACGGGCCCGGCGTCGCCCGCGCAGGGCGCGCGCATGACCCCCGGCCAATCCGTCGAACTCCTCCGACTCCGACGACTCGCGTATCGGATCGCGGCGTCGATTTTGGCTGGATCATCGAGTGGCACCATGACACTGCACGACGGGCGTACGGGCGCGTGGGGCGTGTACGGACTGCGGACCCATATTGAGCGCTTCCTGCTCCGTGACTGGAAGCGGCGCGAGGCCCGCGCGCGGAAATCGACGCGCCTGCAGGAGCAGCCCTGATGCCGACCGCGCCGCTGCGCCCCTGTCCGCATCCGCGCTGCGCCGTGCTGACGCGTGGCGGACTGTGCCGGGCCCATCAACGCGCACGGGCCCGGGCTGGTTTATACGACACCCGGTGGTCGGCCTACTCGCAGCAGTTCCTCGCGGAACATCCGCACTGCGGCGACCGCGCCGACGGCCTGCCGCCGACCGCCGACAGCGCCTGCCGGGCCGAACACCGGCAGGCCCCGGCCACGCAAACCGATCACATTACGCCGCACGGTGGCGATCTGCGCCGCTTCTGGGACCGGCGCAACCATCAAGCGCTCTGCGCGGCGTGCCACGCGCGCAAGACGCGACGCGAGAACGAGGCGCTCCGGTGACCGGCCCCCTGCCCGCTCGCCGCCGGGGTAAGCCGGTCAAAATCGCTACGGTCGGGCCCGGCCAAAAGCGTCCATGCCTCCCTTCGCGATTTCGCGAGTTTTGCACTGGCGTATGGGAGGCAGGCGTATGACCGATCCCGACGCGCGGCAGGACGTCGGCACGCTCGTGCCCGACCCGACGAACCGCCGCACGCACCCCGCGCGCAACCTCGAGATGGTCGAGGCGTCCCTGCGGCGCGTGGGGGCGGCGCGGTCGATTGTCATCGACGAAGACGACGTGATCCTCGCGGGCAACGGCGTCACGGACGCGGCGAAGGCGGCCGGGATCACGCACGTGCGTGTGATCGAGGCCACGGGCGACGAACTGATCGCCGTGCGGCGGCGGGGCCTGACGCCCGACCAAAAGCGCGAACTCGCGATGTACGACAACCGGTCGGCCGAGCTAGCGGAGTGGAACTTTGACCAGTTGCGCGCGGATGCCGACGCCGGGCTCGACCTGAAAGCGTTCTGGTCAGCGGAGGAACTCGCCGCACTCCTGGCGACCGGCCTGCGCGAGGGCCAGACGAGTCCTGACGAGGTGCCACCGGTCCGCGAGACGTCGATCCAGTCGGGCGACGTGTTCGATCTCGGGCCGCACCGGCTGATCTGCGGCGACAGCAGTGACGCCGCGCAGGTCAGTCGCCTGCTGCGGACCGACGCCGCTGACGCCCTGTTCACGTCGCCGCCGTACAACGTCGGGGTGAACTACGCGACGCACGACGACGCGACGCAGACCCTCGACGTGTACTTCGCGCACTTGAGTCGGCTCGCGCACGTGTGGGCGACGACGCTGCGCAAGGGCCGCGCGTTCATCTGGAATGTCGGCGTGAGTCCGAAGACCGCGCCGCACCGGCACGTCGCCATGTTGGAGGGCGTCGGGCTGACGTTCGTGCGCCAGTTCATCTGGCAAAAGACCGGCGTGCCGGTGCCGACGTTCTACGCGACGCGCGCGGATCCAAGCGTGCGCCGCCTGACCTCGAACTACACGCACGAGATGGTCTACGTCCTGACCACGGGCGCGGATCTCGAGATCGGCGCACCGCAGGCGTTGCGCAACGAGGTCCTGGAGCACGACGTCTTCAGCGTGCATCAGAGTCAGGCGACGGTCGACATCCCGGCAGGTGCGCAGCGGACGGGCGTGCAGTCGAACCTCGACCGGCGATCGCACCCGGCCGCGTTTCCGGTCGCGCTCGTGATCGCGTTCCTGCAGCACTACACCGCGCCCGGCGAGATCGTGGTCGAACCATTCGCGGGGTCGGGCTCGACGCTGATCGCGTGCGAGCAACTCGGCGCGCGGTGCTTCGCGATGGAACTCGCCGCCGAGTACGTGCAGGTCGCGATCGACCGCTGGGAAGCGTTCACCGGGCAGAAGGCACAGAAGCTGGCGGGCCTATGAGACGCGGGACGAAACCGAAATCGACGGCGCAGCGCAAGCTCGAAGGGAACCCGGGCCGCCGCCCGTTCAATCCGCACGAGCCCGAGCTGCCGCCACCGCCGGACGACACGCCGCCCCTGGAACTCGTCGACGATCGCGTGGCGACGGCCGAATGGGCGCGCCTGCTGCCGCTGCTGCGCCGGGCGCACGCGATCACGGAGGGCGATCGCGGATCGTTGCTGGCGCTCTGTCAGCAGTGGAGTCGGTACCTGACGGCGCACAACCACGTCGCGAGTTCGGGCATGGTCGTGCGCTCGCCGAGCGGGTACCCGATGCCGAACCCGTACATCGGCATCGCGAACAAAGCGCTCGGGAACTGCATGAAGCTCTGGGCCGAGCTGGGGCTGACGCCGAGCGCGCGCAGTCGCGTGACGACGACGCCCGGCGTGGGCGGCGGCTTCGATGACGCGTTCAGTGAATTCGACGATCCGCTGCCGCCGACGAAGCCGCACTGACGGAGACCGTATGCAGATCGACACGCCGACGCCGACGCCGACGCCCTGGCTCACGCCGCGCGAAGCGGCCGACCGCGCGAAGGTCGGCCTGAAGCAGGTGTACTACGCGATCAAAACGGGGAAGCTGAAAGCGGCGCGCGTCGGCGCGACGAGGCGCATTCACGAGGCGTGGCTCGATGCGTGGCTGGCGGCGGCGGCGGGCGTGGTGAACCCCGACGCGCCGGGCGATCCGGTCGCGCTGCCCTTTCGGCAACCCCGGTGAGCGCCTTGGAGCCATGATATGACCGCCGACGAAATCCCCGTCTGCTCGCTCTGCTTGTGCCCGCTCGCCGTCGGCATGGTCGTCGTCCTGTTTCACCCGGATCACTGGCGCGCCTTTCTCGCGGCGACCCATCGACGCGCCTCGCCGATCGACGAGAATCCCGTCGCCGTGTGTCGGCCCTGTTGGGCCGTCATCAAATCGACCGTCCCCACGATCAGGCCACAATGACGCCCGTCGACTCAGCCTGCAACCTACGTGTTTAGTAGACGTTACGGCTATTCACTTGTATACCTAAGTGTGCTATCCTATGGATACGGTTGGCAATGACGCCGACCGACAAAAGGAGAGCAGATGAGAACGAGCGACACGACGACGATCGAGGCGGGCGACACGATTCGCACGAAGAGCGGCAAGCTGTACCGCGTCAGTTCCACGCACAACCAGAGCAACGCCGGGCCGACGGTATGGATCGCCAGCGCGCGAATGTTAAAAGACGGCAAGCCGTGGCAGGGGTCGAAAAACTTTCGGTTCACCGAGGTCGAGAAGGTCGACGCGGCGGCGAAGGGCGGTGCGCGATGAGCCGCGCGCCGATGACCTACTGGCAACGCAACGGTCCCGGCCTGATCATCCTCGCCGCCTTCGGCGTCGCCCTCGTCGCGACCGCCGTCTGGTCGGTGTGGCCCCGCTCGCTGACGCCCGCGCAGGAACTGCACAACCGGCTCGACAAACTCGGCCCGGCCTACGACACGACGCCCCGGCCCATCGATCCGGGCTGGCGGCAGCAAGTGAATACCCAAGTCGCGCAGATGAAGCGCGAGCGCGCGCAGTGCATCCTGCGCGGCGGCGACGCGGACGCCTGCACCGAACTCGTGCTGCAAGCGCACGGTGGCCGATGAGCGCGCCGACCCGCCTCACGCCGGAGCAGCGCGCGACGCGCGGCATCCGGGGCTGGACGCGCGCGTACTCGTCGACGGGCGAGGGCCGGAACTACCTGCTCAAGAACATCCCGGCGCGCCTCTACATCCGCGCGCGCGCGAAGGCGCGCGGCGAGGGCATCTCGATGCGCGAGCTGTTCATGCGACTGCTCACCGACTACGCGACGACCCCGGCCACCCACCACGAGGAGAGGAACGAATCATGAGCGACGCGACGGTGAACAAACGCTGCGACTGCGGCGAGGCGAAGTGGACCAAGTGCGGCGACCCGTGGTACATGGGCGCGTTCTGGTGGCAGGGGCACCGCTACCGCGACTGCGTCACCGACTGGGCGCGCGCGGTGCTGCACGAGACGATCACGACGAAGACGCGCGCCGAGGAAGTCGCCGAGGAGATGCGGTCGCGGATTCGCGCGGGCACGTTCGTCAGCGCCCGGGCCGCGCGCAAGGCGACGCCGCCGCCAGACGCGGCGATGACGCTCACGGCGCTGATCGCGTTGTTTGAGCGCGAGGTGCTCGACGTCAAGACGGGCGACGCCGACGACACGAGCGACGAGACGGTCGAGGCAAACAAGGCGCGCCTGAAGGCACTCGCCGCGTTCGAGGGGTGCGGCGCGCGCCCAGCGGCGGCGCTCGATTACGCCATGCTCAAGCGGTTCCGCACCAGCGCCGCGATGCGGGCGCAGGGGCGCAGCTCTTGGGGGAAGCACTGGGGCGTCTACCGGCGCCTGACCCGCTTCGGCGCGCACGCGGGCGTGCTGCCGCGCGATCCGCTCGCGACCGAGGCGCTCAGCGAAGCCGAGTACGACGTCGTGCGGCGGCGCAAGCCCGAGCCGCGCGGGCGGCGGCTGCGCGACGGCGAAGAGGCGGGGCTGCTCCAGGCGGCGCGCGTCGGCAAGTTCGCGTTCGACGTGCAGCGGCTGCTCGACGTCATCGTCGCGGCGCTCGAATGCGCCGGGCGGAAAGGCGAGCTGTTCGCGCTCAAGGTCGGCGACTGCTACTTCCCGCCCGGCGGCGACCCGTTTCTGATCTTCACGGCGACCGAGAAGGGCGCCCGCAAGCGGCGCGGCAAGTCGCGCGTCGTCCCCATCTCGGAGCGGCTGCTGCCGGTCCTGCTCCGGCGCCTGACGAGCACGATCACGGGCGAGCCGCTGCCGCCGACGGCGTACGTCTTCGGCAACGAGGTCGGCGAGCGGATCACCCGGCTGAAGTCGTGGGAGGTCGCGATCGCGCGCATGGAGCTGGGGCACGAACCGGCGCTGCGCCGGGGCAACCTCGACACCAAGGCGCGGGCGGCGTACCACGGGTCTGACCTACACTTCCACGACCTGCGCCGGGAGTGCGCGAGCCGCTGGCACGAGCGGGGGGTCTACACGCTGGCCGAGATTCAGGCGACCCTCGGGCATACGAACCTCGCGCAGACGAGCGAGTATTTGGGCATCCAGCCGGGGTCGCCGTTCGCGTCGCTGCGGCGGTATCAGGCCGAGCAGCGCCGCCTCGCGGCCGAGCCGCTGCCGCTGGCGGTCGGCTCGAACGGCCACACGTCGGCCACAAGCCCCGACGCGGGGGCGGACACGGGCGCCGGGCCGCGCCTCGTGAAAGGCAACAAAGCGCGTGGGGACAGCACCTTACCGGACTGAGCCGTCACGCCACCCTCGACAAGTACGCTTCCCACGAGGGCAACACCTGCGGGTCGTCGGATCGCGGCGACCCGCAGCCTCCTGTCGAATTGCTAGCCTTTCAGCGCCTCTAGTCCCCAGCCGCCGCCAACCGCAGCCGCCCGTCTCTACCCGCTCGGCCACAAATCGGCCACAACCGCCTTCGCAGCCCCCGCGCTGCCTTGCGCCTTGGAGCGCCCTACGGGCCTCTAGGAGCGTTGAATCCGGCACCCCGCCACTACACCCCTCGCGCGGCGAGTTCCACGCCCCAGAGGCGGCCCAGCGCGCCCGTCAAGCGGTAGAACGGGCCTTGTCGTGAACGCGCTGGACCGCTACGCGACCGCCATCACGGCCGGGCGCCTGCCCGCCGGGAAGTACCACGTCGCCGCCTGCGCCCGCCACCTGCGCGACCGGGCCCGGGAAGGGCGGCGCGGGTTCCCGTACCGCTTCGAGCTGGCGCGCGCCGAGCGCTTTTTCCGCTTTGCGGCGGCGCTCCGGCACTACAAGGGGCAATGGGCCGGGCAATTGATCCAGCTGCAGCCCTACCAGCAGTTCCGGCTCGGCTCGATCTTCGCGTGGACCTCGACGCGCACCGGGCTGCGCCGCTTCCGCACGGCCTACAACGAGCTGCCCCGCAAGAACGGGAAGGCGCTCGCGATTGACACGCCGGTCCCGACGCCTCGGGGGTGGACGGCGCACGGCGATCTGCGCGTCGGCGATACCGTCTTCGGGCCGGACGGACGTCCGATTCGCGTCGAATGGGTCGGTCCCGTCCAGACCGGGCCGTGCTATCGGCTGACGCTCAGCACGGGCGAGACGTTCATCGCCCATGCGGCGCATGAATGGGTCACGTCGCGAACGTGGTACACCGGGCGGCGCAAGGGATCGCGCGCGCCCTTACCACCGGTCGAAACCCAGCAGATTGCGACGACGCTGCGGCAGAGCGGCGCGCGTGGGGATTACGTGCATCGCATTGCCGTCGCGGACGGGCTGCAGCTGCCGACCGCGCCCGTGACGATTCCGCCCTATATCCTCGGCGCGTGGCTCGGCGATGGCACGAGCCGATCGGGATCGATCACGGTGGCCGACGTCGAGATCGTGACGCGCATGCGCGCGGAAGGCCGGTCCGTGCACGCCGTCTCACGCCACGGCGCGGCGACGCTCTACCGGATCGGGGGCCACCAGGGCGCCCAGTGGAGTTTCACGTCGCAATTGCGGCGGCTCGGCGTCCTGGGGCGCAAGCACATTCCACCGCAGTACCTGCGCGCGTCCTATGCGCAGCGCCTCGAATTGTTGCGGGGGATTGTCGACACCGATGGCTATCTCGGCCCGAAGGGCGTTTATGAAGTCGTCACCGTATCCGCGCGACTGGCCGACGACTACCGCGAATTGATTCAATCGCTGGGGCTGAAATGTACGCGGACGGAGGATCGGGCGCGTCTCCACGGGAAGGATTGCGGGCCGCGCTACCGCCTGAACTTTTCCGCGCATCACGATCAGGTCGCGACCGTGCCACGAAAACAGACCACGTGGCAGCCCACGACCCGTCGGCGCAGTCGCGCCCGCACCATTATCGCCTGCGATCCGTGCGAACCGGTGCCGGTCAATTGCATCCAGGTCGAGGGCGGCGTGTATCTCGCCGGGCGCGCGATGGTGCCCACGCACAACTCGCTCGAAGCCGCCGTCGTGGCGCTCTACGTGTCGTTCTTCGACAACGAACCTGGAGCCGAAGGGTACGTGATCGCCACCAAGCGCGAGCAGGCGCGCATCGTGTTCAACGACTGCAAGCGGCTCGTGCAGTCGAGCGGGCTGCGCTCGCGGATCGCCGTGCTGACGGCGAACCTGCACCGCGACGACACGGCGAGCAAGCTCGAACCGCTCGGGGCCGACCGCGACTCGACCGACGGGCTGAACCCGCAGATCGTCACGATCGACGAAGCGCACGCCATGAAGCACCGGGGCCTGATCGACGTCATGGAGACGGCGACCGGCGCCCGGCGGCAGCCGCTCATCCACTGGATCACGACGGCGGGCTCGGACCCGTTCAGCCCGTGCGGCGACCAGCACGACTACGCGTGCAAGGTGCTCGACGGCATCGTCACCGACGAGACGCTGTTCGCGTTCATCGCGCACGCCGACGTCGACGACGACCCGTGGGCCGAGGCGACGTGGCGCAAGGCGAATCCGAATTACGGCGTGAGCGTCCTGCCCGCCGACCTGCACGCGCTCGCGCACAAGGCGCGCAACATGCCGCCCGCCGCGAACGCGTTCAAACAGAAGCGCTTAAACCTCTGGATTCAGGCGCTGACGCCGTGGCTGTCGCTCGACGGCTGGCGGCGCGGGCAGACGGCGTGGACACTCGACGACCAGCGCGGCGCGCCGTGTTACATCGGCATCGACATGTCGAGCAAGATCGACCTCACGGCGGTCGCGCTCGTCTTTCCGCCGACGGCGGATCGCGCATCCTGGCGCATCGTGCCGTGGTGTCTGACGCCGGAGGACACGCTGGACGACCGCGCGCACCGCGACCGCGCCCCATACCGGCAGTGGCTCGCGCTCACCAAGATCGGCGCGACCCTGCGCACGAACCCGGGCAACCGCATCGACCAGGACCTCGTGCGGGATCTGGTGCGCGAGGCGGCGGCGCGCTTCGACGTGCAGGCGGTCGGGCTCGACCCCTGGAACGCCGGGAACCTCGTGCAGCATCTCGTGGACGACGGGTACCTCGTGACCGAGGTGCCGCAGAACCTGTCGCAGATGAGCGCGCCCGCGAAGGACTTCGAGGCGGACGTGCTCGACGGGCTCGTCGATGCCTGCGGCGATCCGCTGATGCAGTGGTGTGTCAGCAACGTCGTCGTCCAGCGCGACAACAAAGACAACATCTACCCGACGAAGCGCCGCAGCCGGGGCCGGATCGACCCCGTGATCGCCGCGCTGATCGCGCGCAAGCTCGCGACGATGGGCACGATCGTCGCCGACGATCCCCAACTGGTGGTCGCTTGACGCGTGTGCGACGATTAGCACGCAACCCTGCATGAGCGAGCGCCCGCCGCGCCGGATGGGACGACCGCCGCTTGACCCGCGCCACCCGTCGATCCAGGTCACGCTTCGCATGCCCGCGCCCGACTACGATGCGCTTTGTCGTCGCGCCGCCCGCGACCGCGTCAACGTCACCGAGCTGATGCGGCAACGCCTGCACGCGCGCGACGCCGACGACGACCCGTAGCGCCACAGAACGCGGGGCCAGCGACCGAGAAACCAGTCGGTCAAGGACTGGGGCGGCCGGGTTCAATCCCCGGATACGGCGCGGCGGGCTTGACAGCCGCCGGTCACGCCGGAATCAATAAGGCACGCACCTCGGTCGCTGGCTCGGCGTCCTGACGGCGCTTTCGTACCCCGAAACTAGACGACCCGCCAATCGCCCCGCACGCTGATCCCTCGTGTGGGGGCGCCCGCCCTGTTTACTCCGCTCCGTCCTCGTGAACTTGGTGCATGACCATGACGCGGCGCTGCGCGGCGTGCTCTGGCAATCACGCGGCCCGTGGCTCGTGCTGCGCGACGTCACCGCCATCCATGGCAGCGCCAAGCCGACGGCCATCGACGGAGAGGTCGTGATTCACCGCGACAACGTCGCCTTCCTGCAGGTCTTCCCGTGATCGTCCAGGCGTACGGATCGCTCACGCGCTTTGGGCCCTCGATTCCCGACCCGGTGCTGTCGGCGCGGACTGGCCCGTGGGGGCTGTGGGGCTTCGCGAGCCCATACACCTACGCCGAAATGTATCGCTCGCAGCCGAACGTGCGGACCTGCGTGGACTTCATCGCGCGCAACATCGCCCAGCTCAATCTGCACGCCTTCCGCCGCGTCAGCGATACCGACCGTGAACGCCTCGCCGACCACGACGTCATTCGCTGGCTGAACGCGCCGAACCCCAGCACGAGCGCGTACGGGCTGCTGGAGGCGCTGATGAAGGACGTCGGGATCTTCTTCAACGCGTACTGGCTGAAGGTCCGCGACGACAACGGGCAGCTCGTCGGCCTGTTGCGGCTGCGCCCGACCGAGGTCCAGGTCTACGGGTACGTGCTCGTGACCGACTTCGTGTGGACGACGCCCGACGGCCGCCGCTGGGTGCTCGACCCGAAAGACGTCGTGTACTTCGGCGGGTACGATCCCTTCACGCCGGTCGGCCTGTCGCCGCTCGAAACCCTGCGCCAAACGCTCGCCGAAGAAGCCGCCGCCACCGACTACCGGGAATCGTTCTGGCAGAACGCCGCCCGGCTCGAAGGCGTCATCCAGCGCCCGGCGACCGCGCCGAAGTGGTCGCCCGATCAGAAGCAGTCCTTCCGCGAGCAGTGGCAGCAGCGGTTCACCGGCTCGGGCAACGCCGGGCAAACGGCCGTCCTCGAAGACGGGATGACGTTTCAGGAGACGAGCTATTCCGCGAAGGATTCCGAGTACGTCGCCTCGCGCAAGCTGACGCGCGAAGAGTGCGCGCGCGCGTACCACATCCCGCTGCCGATGGTCGGGATCCTCGACTACGCGACCTTCAGCAACATCAAAGAACAGCACAAGCAGCTCTATCAGGATTCGCTCGGCCCGTGGCTGACGTACCTGCAGGACGAGCTGATGCGGCAGCTCCTGCCCGAAAGCGTCGACGTCGAGAACGTCTACCTCGAATTCAACATCAGCGAAAAGCTGAAAGGCAGTTTCGAGGAGCAAGCGAGCGCGCTGCAGGCGCTGGTCGGCCGCCCGATCATGACGGCGAACGAAGGCCGGGCGCGGCTGAACCTGCCGTCGATCAAGGACGACCCGACCGCCGATCAGCTCAGCGCGCCGCTGAACACGACGAGCGGGTACGGCGGGAGCGTCAAGCCGCCTGAGGGCGCCGTCCCCGCCGCCACGACGCCGACGCATGTGCGCGCGGCGACCGCCGACGTCGTGCGGCGCGCCTGGACTCGCCAGAAGAAAGTCATCGCGTTGTCAGCGGATGCCGCCGAAGCCCGCAGCCGCATCGATCGCGATCGGTGGGATCGCGAACTCGCCGAGGACCTGCGCTCGACCTTCCTCGCGGCCGGGTACTCGCCGCGCGAAGCCAACTACGAGGCGATCAAAACCGCCGCCGCGCACAACGACGAGACGCTCGCGCACCTGACCGGCAACCGCGATCCGTTCACGATCGAACGCGAGGCGAGCCTGTATGAGTAACCCGCACACCTACGACCACCTCGTGAGCTTCGCGCTGACCAGCCCGTGGGCGGTCGAGCGCGACATGCTCGCCGTCATTGCGTCGATTCTCGGGCGGCGGATCGCGGGCGACGATGCCGGGGTCGACGTCCTGGCGCTCGCGCCCGTGAAGCGGGAGCCGCCCTCGAAAGCGGGCGGCGTCGCCGTGATCCCGATGCACGGCGTCATCGCCCCCCGCATGAATCTGTTTTCGCAGATGAGCGGCGGGACGACGTTCGAGCAGGCGACGGCCGACCTGCGCGACGCCGTCAACGCGAAAGACGTGGGCACGATCGTCCTCGACTGGGATTCGCCCGGCGGCAACGTCCAGGGCGCGACCGAGTTCGCGCACGAGATGCTCAAAGCCCGCGCCGTCAAGCCGGTCATCTCGCAGGTCCATCACAAAATGGCGTCGGCCGCGTACTGGACCGGCGCGTGTGCGACCGAAGTCGTCTCGACGCCCTCCGGTGTCGTCGGCGCGCTCGGCGTGTTCTCGATTCACAACGACCTGTCGGGCGCCCTGGAGAAGCTCGGCGTCAAGCGGTCCTACCTCGCGGTCGGCAAATACAAAGTCGACGGGAACGAAACCGAGCCGCTGAGCGAGGAGACGCGCGCCCGCTGGCTCGGCGACCTCGAACGCCCGTACGCGACCTTCGTCAAGGACGTTGGCATCGGGCGCGGCGTGAACCCCTCAGTCGTGCGCGCGGGCTTCGGCGAAGGCCGGGCCGTGCAAGCCGACGAGGCGCTGACGCTCGGCATGATCGACCGCATCGGCACGCTCGACGACACGATCGCCCGCGCGATGACCCCGACTGCCTCCTTCCCCTCGGTCGCGGCGTCGCAGACACCTCCTGAGGTGGACGGCGCGGGGACCGATCGCGAGTGGCGCAGCGACATCGAGCGGCAATTGCTCGGGCTCGCGCTCGGGCGCTGAAGGACCTGTCATGAATACCGCCGCTCTCGAACGCGACCTCAAGACGAAAAGCGACGCCGCGCTCGCGCTCTACAAGAAGCACGCGGAAACCGCCGAAACCGAAAGCCGGGCCACGACGAAGGAGGAGCGCGACGCCGTCGACGGGCTCGTCGCGGAGGCCAACGTCCTGCGCGAGAAGCTCGCAGCGGCGACCGGCGACAGCGAGCAGCTCAAAGCGATCAAGAAGCTGACGGAGGGCATGGGCCTGAAGCCCGCGACCGACGGCGCGCTGCCGCTCGCCTCGCGCCGGATGTCGATGGGCCAGCAGTTCGTGCGCGCCGCCGAGTATGACTTCTTCCGCAAGGGCAATCACCGCGTGCAATCGGCCTGGCGCTCGCCGAGCGTCGAGCTGTTCTCGCACACCAGCGGCCTCGACATGCACGCGACGACGATCACCGAAGACCCGGCCTCCGGCGGGGCGCTGATCCTGCCGCAGTACCTGCCCGGCATTTTGCCGTTGCTCTTCAAACCGCTGCGCATCGCGGATCTGTTCGCGCCGGGCACGACGACGTCGAACGCCATTGCGTACATGCGGGAGAAGACGTTCACCAACGCCGCCGCGCCGACGCTCGAAGGCGCGACGAAACCGGAAAGCGCGCTCATCTTCGACGCCGTGACGGATCCCGTGCGGAAGATCGCGCATTTCCTGCCGGTGACGGAAGAACTGCTCGAAGACGAACCCGCCATCGCGTCGTACATCGACGCGCGCCTGCGGCTCGGGGTCGAGCTGATCGAAGACGATCAACTGCTGCACGGCACGGGCGTCGCGCCGCAGCTGACCGGCTTGGCGAATGTGGTGGGGCTGGCCCCGGCGCTCGGGCCCCCCGTGGCCCCCGCGCAAGCGGCCGACATCATCCTGCAGCAAATCATGGCGATTGCGGCGACGTCGTTCCTGATGCCGGACGCCATCGCGATGAACCCGAGCGACTGGACGAGCATCGCGCTCCTGAAAACGACACAAGGCGCGTATCTGGGTGGCGGGCCGTTCAATCCGTCGCCGACGCCCGTGCTCTGGGGCTTGCCTGTCTCGCTCACGCCGACCGTCACAGCGGGCGCCGCCTGGGTCGGGGCGTTCAAACAGGGCGGGCAGATTTTCCGGCGCGGCGGGATGCGGGTCGAAGCGTCGAACTCTCACGTCGACTTCTTCATCAAGAACCTCGTCGCGATTCGCGCCGAGGAGCGGCTCGTGCTCGCGGTCTATCGGCCGCAGGCATTCGGGCAAGCGAAGTTCGTCTAACCCCTGACCGGCTCGGGCGGGCGCGTCTCGCCCGAGCCGATCGCGAAAGGTTTCTGTGGGCAGTTCTCCGTGGCGCCGCGATCCAGGGCCGTGCCCCGTCGATGACACGCCGCATACCGCCTGCACGCCCGCGAGCATCGGCCCGGCGCAGATCGTGAGTCGCGCGGCCGAGTCGCAGACCGTGACCGTGCCCGTCGTGCGGCCCGGCTGGCTGGGCGCGACGCGGCCGACCGGCCCGACGGCCCCGGCGCAGACCGTCGTCGCGGAGTTCTCGACGACGACGTATACGAGCCGGGCGATCGGCCGCGCGAGGCGGCGGCGCTGATGGATTGGTGGATTGCGAGCACCTTGCCGACGCGCTGGGCGCCGCCCGGCGGCTCGTGGGCCGTGCGCGTGCTGACGCCCGGGACCGACGACGACGTGCTGACGGTCGCGCAGCTCAACGAGCGGGCGCGCATTCTGCCCGGCGACGCGGAAGCCGACACCCTGCTCGCGAGCTACATCACCGCTGCCCGGCAGCAGGTCGAGCGCGACACCGGGCTGGCGATTCCCTCGCAGCAGATCGTCGTGGCGTTCGACACGCTCCCCACCGTGAACACCGTCCTCGTGCTGCCGTACCCGCCGCTGCAGAGCGTCGACGCGGTGACGTGGGTCGATACGGCGGGCGTCGCGCACGACCTCGCCGCCACCGTGCTGCAACTCGACCTCGGGCGGATGCCTGCCCGGGCGCTCTGGCTCGGCGACCCGAGCATCGGCTCGCCCTCGCTCCTGAACCCGCTGAATCTCACGCTGACGGTCGGGTACCCCTCGGGCAGCGTGCCGGAGTGGGCGCGGTTCGGCGTCGGCGTCCTCGCCGCGCATTACCTCACGACGGCCCGCGACCGCGTCGTCGTGGGCAGCGCCGTCGCGCCGATGCCGGGCGGGTACGAGGAAGCGATCGCGGCGTATCGCCTGGAGGTGCTGGCGTGATTTTCCCGCCCCCGACGGTCGGCGCGCGGATGCATCGCGTCCAGGTGTCGAATCCCGGCCCGATGGTGCCCGATGGCGACGGCGGGTATACCCAAACGCCCATCGTGTCGCCCGATCCGTGGTGGGTCGGCATCGAACCCGCGACGGCGCGGATGCGCGGCACCGAGCAGATCGTCGCGGGGACCGTCTTCGCGCAAGCGACGCACGTGCTGCGCGGGCGCTACCGGACCGACATCACGACGAACTCCCAGATCCTCTTCGGGACGCGCACGTTTGATGTCGCGGGCGTGCAGAACGTCGAAGAGGTCAACACGCATCTGCTGCTGTTTTGCATCGAGCCGCCGATCGCGACGACCGCGCGCGTGACGGCGCCGCCGCCGCCCGCGCCGCTCAGCCCCGGACACACGGTGGCACCATGATCACCCTGCAGATCGACAACCTCGCCGCGCTCCGCACGGCGCTCCAGCAGCTCCCGGCGGATCTGACCGTCGAAGCCGGGCACGTGATCGAGGGCATCGCGAACGCCGCCGCCGCCGACGTCAAAGCGGCGTACCCGTATCGCTCGGGGCATCTGGTCGCCGGGGTCGAGGTGAATCGGCTGGAGGCGGGCCGGTTCGGCGCGGGATCCGAAGTACGCAACCGCGCGAAGCTCGCCTGGATTTACGAGCACGGCACGCAGGCGCGGCACTACTACACGAAACAAACGGGCGCGTTCCACTCGACCGGGATCATGCTGCCCGCGCCGCCGGGGCGCGCCTTCATTCCGATCATGGTGCGGCAGCGCGCCCTGATGTATACGCAGCTGGCCGACCTCGTGCGGCGCGCCGGGCTGCTGGTGAATGCCGGTGCCACTACTTGATTCCTCGGAGATCGACAACGCGCTCACCGCGCTGCTGCTCGCCGACAGCACGCTGATGGGGATGATGCCCGACGGCGTGTATTACGACGAGGCGAACGCGAACGCGAACGCGCAGCGGTTCGTCCTCATCTCGGTGTTTTCCGAGCACGACGTCGCGCCCGGGCGCACGTTCGAGGATCACCTGTATTTCATTCGCGCCGTCGCGCTCTCGACGACCGGCGGCGACGTGAAGGGCGCGGCTCACCGGATCGACGAACTGCTCGAAGACACGCACGCGCTCGTAGTGCCCGGGTACACGCTCGCCAAGCTGCACCGCGAGGAGCGGTTCCGGCACACCGAAGTCGACAGCGTGAACCCGGATATTCGCTGGTTGCACCGGGGCGGGTACTACCGCTTGCAGATGACGAGCTGACCGACAGGACGACCGGGGGACCGAACCCAAGGGCGGCGACGGGGACCGAGTCAAGGGGGCTGAACGTGTTCGCATCGACGCGACCGCTGCGCGTCCTGCTCGTGCATCCGGGTGCGAGCTGGTCGACCCACGACGTGTTCGAGGGGCTGTACTACGGCCTGCAGCAGCACGGCGTCGACGTTGTCCCCTATCGCCTCGACACCCGGATCGACCTCACCAACAAAATCCTCCACGCCTTCTGGCGGCGCAAGGCGAAGACCGACCCGACGATCCCGAAACCCAACAACGCCGACGTGCAGTACCACGCGGGGGCCGATGCGCTCACGATGGCGCTGCGGGCGCAGGTCGACGTCGTCCTGGTCGTGAGCGCGATGTACCTGCACCCCGACGTGATCGTGCTGATGAAGCGGGCGGGCCTGCGCGTGACGGTGCTGTTCACCGAGTCGCCCTACGACCACGACAAAGAACTCCGGGTCGCCTCGCTCGTCGACGGCGTGTGGACGCACGAGCGCGCGTCGGTCGAGGACCTGCGGCGCGTCAACGCCCGCGTCGGGTACCTGCCGCACGCGTGGCATCCGCTCACGCATGCCGTCGTCGCGCCGGAGGCGATCGACCCGGCCGTGCCCGCGCACGACGTGGTGTTTGTCGGCTCGGGCTTCCCGGAGCGCGTGGCGCTGCTCAACGCCATCGACTGGACGGGCATCAACCTCGGCCTGTACGGGATTTGGAAACGCCGCGATCTGGCGGCGCCCGTGCGGGCCGCGCTGCACAACGAGATCACCGGCAACGCGCGCACGGCCGACCTCTATCGGCGCGCCCGGATCGGCCTGAACCTGTACCGCACCCTGCCGCCGGGGCGGCGGGCCGACTCGCTCAGTCCGCGCGCGTATGAGTTGGCCGCGTGCGGCGTCTTTCATCTGAGCGAAGCGCGCGCCGAAATCGGCGAGGTGTTCGGCGACCTCGTGCCGACGTTCACGACGGCTGCGGAGGCGAGCCCGTTGATCCGGACGTGGCTCGCCGCTGACGACGATCGCACGCGCATCGCGCGGGCACTTCCGGCGTGTGTCGCCGAGGCATCCTGGGTCACGCGGGCCGCGACGGTCCTGCGCGATCTCGAATCGCTGCTCAAGACAGTCGCCGCCTGAGAGGCGGCAGGAGTCCGTTATGTCTGCATACGCGGGTCGACGCGGCATGGTCTACATCGGTGACACGGGCGGGGCGGTCGCGTCGCTCGTGCTCAAGGTCAGTAAGTGGAACGTCAATCGCACGAACGCCCCGATCGAAATTACGTCGTTCCTCGATGCCAACAAAACGTACGTGCAGGGTCTCCCTGATCTGAAATTTACGTTCGATGCGTTCTGGGATGACACCGAGTCGAAGCCGTTCCACGCGGCGGCGGCGAGCAGCCCCGTCAACGTCTACCTCTACCCGTCGGCCGACTCGATCAGCCATTTCTGGTCGGGGCCCGCGTGGCTCGACCTGTCGATGGACGTGCCCGTCGCGGGTGCCATCGTGCTGGCGTGTTCGGGCGTCGCGGCGGGATCGTGGTCGAACACGTTCTAACCGGTGGCGATCAGCGTCGCGGGGCCGTCGGCCGAGCTGATCTGGGTCTATCGGCGGGCCGCGACCCTCGGGCGCTGGTCGCTGCGGATGAACCCCTCGACCGGCGGCGCATTGTCGGCGCACATCGACACGATCGACGACACGTACGGGCTTTCGCAGCGGCCCCTCGTGTTTCGGGTCACGCGGCCGAGCGGGGTCGTGTGGCGCTGGCCCGTGACCGAGCTGCAGATCGCGGGTGAGACGCTGACGGCGTCACTCGGCCCGCAGGAGTGATCGGGATGCATGAATTTGTCGAACCGGCGATCGTGAAGCTGCCGCTCAGCGGCGGGCGCTATCTCATCGTGAAGCAACGGCTCAACGCGGGCGAGTCGCGCCGCTGGTTTGCGCGCATGCTGCGCGACCTGTCGCCCGGCGAAAAGCTGCGGCTGGATCCCGCGAAGATCGGCCTGACGAAGCTCTGCGAGTACCTCGTCGACTGGTCGTTCACCGACCCGACGGGCAAGCCGGTGCCCATCAGTGAGGCGGCGCTCGACAACCTCGAAAGCGATCTGTATGCGGAAATCGTCGCCGCCGTCGACGCGCACGAAGCGGCCGAAGCCGTGAAGCGCGAGGCGGAAAAAAACGCCCAGGATGGCGGGACCAACTCCGTTCCGATTTCGCCATCTGCCGCCACATGAACGGGTGGACGCTCGGCGACCTCTACGCGCTGCCGCCGGATGAGTACAGCGAACTGATCGACTGGATCGTCGAGACGACGCGGACCCCGTGACCTATGGATATCACTGCTAAATTTGTCGGCGATTTCAGCGCGTTCTACGACGCGGTGCAGCAAGCCGAGACGCAGCTGCGCGGCTTCGAGACCGGCGCGCAGAACGTCGAGAAGCAGCTCAATCGCATGGGCGACAGCTTCTCGGGCCGCACGATCCTGCAAGAGGCGACGCTCGCCACCAAAGCCGTCGAAGACATCGGCGGCGTGACGATGCTGACCGCCAACGAGCAGGAGCGCCTCAACGGCATGCTCACCGAGGCGATCGCCAAATACGCCGCGCTCGGGCAGACCGCCCCGCCCGAGATGCAGGCGCTCGCGGACGCGACAGCCCACGCGACCGGCGGCCTGGAGGAGTTCGGGAAGGGCTTCAACCTGCAGGACGCGATCGAGCACCCCCTGAGCGCGGCGACGGAGGCGCTGAAAACCTTCGCGGCGACGCTCGGGCCGGTCGGCGTCGCGGCAGCGGGCGCCGTGACGGGGATCGCCGCCGTCGGCGTCGCGGTGTACGAGCTGACGGACAAAGCCGCCGCAGCGGGCGGCGCGCTCCAGGACCTGAGCCTCAAAACGGGGATCAGCGTCCCGCAGCTGTCGCGCCTCTCGAACGCCGCGCAGGTCGCGGGCACCGACATGGAGTCGCTCGGGAATGCCATTTACAAGATGGACATTCAGGCGGCGGCGAACCCCGAGAAATTCGCGAACGCGCTGAAGGAAATCGGCATCAACGCGCAGGACTTTTTCGCGCTCAGCCCCGACGAGAAAATGCTGGCGCTCTCCGACGCGCTCAACGCGACGTCGGACGCCGCGACGCGCAACGCCGCCGGGCAAGCCATCATGGGGCGCGGGTTCCGCGATATCGAAGCGCCGTTGATGAAGCTCCGCGAAGGGCTGGAGAAAACATCCGAGCTGAGCGTGTGGTCGCCAGAGCAAGCGAAGGACGCCGACGAGTTCGAGCAGCAGATGACGGCGCTCGGGCTGCAGGTCAAAGACGTCGCGCTCGTCATCGGCAAAGAGCTGATCCCGGTCGCGCTCACGCTCCTCGGGCTGTTCAAGGAGCTGGCGGCGATCGACATTCCGATCCTGAAGGTGCTCGCGAAGCCGCTGACCCTCCCCATCCAGGCGGCGCAGGACCTCAACGCCGCGTGGATGCTCGTCACGGGCCAATTCGGACAAGACCTCCCCGCTGCCGTGAAAACAGGCCAGGATGCGTTCGACAAGCTCGCCAAGCCGATCGACATCGCGACGCACTCCGCCGACGAGCTGAAGAAGGCCTGGACCGCCGAGACGAAAGAAAACGACGCCGCCGCCGCCGTCCTGAAAAAAAACGCGGAAGAGTGGAAACGGGTGCTCGACGAGGTGAACTCGGCGGGTAATGGCTGGAAGGGCACGCTCGATACGATCGACGGCGCGATCGTCGACTGGGCGAAGCACCTGCTCGATTCGGGCGTCGCGGCGCAGACCGTCGAGAAGTACTACGGGCTGACCAACACGCAGATCAAGGCGCTCCAGGACAGCCTGAAAGACGACAAGGCGTTCGACGCCCTCCTGCTCAAGGTCAAGGCGGTCGAGGACGGCTTCAACGGCCTCGACAAGCAGATTCAGGAGGTCGGGAAGAGCACGAGTGACGTCGACTTCGCGCGCACCTGGAGCAAAGAGTTCGACGCGTCGCTCAAGAAGATCAAGGAAACCGAGGACGGCTTTTACGGCCTGAGCGGCTCGATCGAGTCGCTCGGCATCAAGGTCAAGCCCGCGATGAGCGACCTCGCCGGAGTCATCGATACCGGCTTCAGCACGACGCTCAAGAACGAACTGCTTAAGCTGCCCGACCAGATCGCGAGCGGCGGCTTCGCCCACGCCTTTGACGCGCTCGGCAAGGCGATGGGGCACGACTTCAGCGCCGCCCTCATCACCGAGGCGAACAAAAACTTCCACGATTCAGGATTCACGACCACCGGCCTCGCGAATCTCAATGCCGCGATGGTGAAGAGCGCGGCGGGAGCGGGCGCGACGGCGGGCGCGCTCGCCGCGCTCGGCGGGGGCAGCGTCAGCAGTCAATTGATGCAGGTCGCGGGCGCGGCCACCGCCGTCGGCGTGGCGGTCGCGTCGACGGCGACCGGCACGATCGCAGCGGGCCTTGCGATGGGCGCGTGGACCTTCGGCGTCGGGGCGGCCGTCGTGGGCGCCGTCGCCCTCGCGAAGCATTTCCTCACCGTGTCGCAAGCGGAAAAGGATGCCCGCGCGGAGTTCGACAACTACAACAAAGCCATCGGCGGCAGCAACGTCGATGACTTCATCGCGAAGGCGTCCGCCGCGTTCGGGTACCTCGGCACGAACAGCGAGACGGCCCGCAAAGAGATTCAGGCCGTCCTCGACGCGACGCACGTGAGCGCGCAAGCCGTCGCGCAGGCGCTGATCCCCGTCAACGCCGCGATCGAGGAAGCGGCGACCAAGGCGAAGAGCTTCGCCGACGCGATGACGGCGATGCAATCGACCGGCGCGGCGAACTTCAACGCGATGGCCGTTGCCCTGGAGGGCGACGCGTCGTCGCTCGACGCGCTCGGGGCGCAGGCGATGACGACATACGCGACGCTCGTCGCGGGCGGCGAGTCGTCCGCGAAGGCGCTCGCCGATATCGGGCCGGGGCTCGACGCGCTCGAAAAGTCGTACCAGGACCTCGGGATCAACATCACCGACGCCGGGCTGTCCGCGCTGATCATGCAGTCGACGATCGCCAAGGGCAATCCGGCGCTCATCGCGGGCGTCGACGCGCTCGCCGCGTCGCTCAAAACGATGGGCGATCTCGGCCTCGTCAATGCCGACTCCTTCGCGAAAATGCAGACCGAAGGCGTCGCGATGTACACCCGGCTGCAAGACGCCGCGAACGCGGCAGGCGGCTCGACGGCCGACGCGCTGCTGCCGATGCAGGACTACCTGCACCAAGCCGCCGACGAAGCGACGAAACTCGGGATCCCGCTCGACGCGAACACGCAGCTGATGATCGACCAATCCAAAGAACTCGGCATCTGGAAGGACGCGAGCAAGAGCGCGACGGACCAGATGATCGACAGCATGGGCAAGCTCGTCGACAAAGTCGGCACGCTGATCGACATGCTCACGCACATGCCGCAGCCCGATGCGCCGTGGGCGAACTGGGGCGCGCCGCCGACGGTGCCGAGCGCGCCTGCGTCGCCGCCGCCCGGCTACGCGACGGGCGGCATCGTGCAGGCGTTCGCGAGTGGCGGCAACGTCCTGCCGTTCGCGCCTCGGGGCACCGACACCGTGCCCGCGATGCTCACCCCCGGCGAGCGCGTCCTCACGCAGCAGCAGCAGACCGATCTCGCGAACACGCCGATCGTGCTGGAGCACACCACCATCGTCACGCTCGACGGCGAGGTGCTGTATCGCAGCGTCGACCGCCGACAAAAGAACGATCTCCTCTCCCGGCGAAAGCTGAGCGCCGCCTGACATGGCGCTCCCGGTTGACATCGGCCACGGGCTGCAAGCGCGCGCGGGCATCGGCCGCGCAGGGGCGTACCGTGCCGGGTACTTCACCGTCAACGTCATCATCGTCATCGCCAGCGTCGACCGCACGGGGCTGGTCGAGATGGCGTCGCTGTCGATCACGTTGAACCTGAACGCCACGCCCGATACCGCGTCGTTCCTCATTCGCCCGGGCGCGGGCGTCCTGCCGCAAGCGGGGCAACGCGTGATGATCGCGCTCGGCTCGGCGGACAACATCCTCTTCGGCGGGCAGATCAAAAGCCTCACCCGCGAGTACCTGAACCTCGCGACGGGGATTCAGCAGCACCTGCGCGTCGACTGCATCGGCGGCACGATGTGGACGGACCGCCGCATCGCGCTCGTGTCGTACGGCTCGGCCTCCGCGACGTTCATCGCGACCGACATCATCGCCAACTTTATGCCGGGCTTTACGTCCCATAGCGTGGCCCCGAACCTGCCGACGATTGACCAATTCCCGATCACGAATGAACAGCCGTCGAGCGCGCTGCAACGCCTGACAAATCTCATCGACGGCGGCTACTTCGACGACGGCCGGTACGACATCCACCTGTTCGGCGTCGCGGGCGATCAGGGGCCGACGGCGGGTACCCCGCCGCAGCCGCTGATCCTCCACGGCGGATCGCCCCGGACGTCGAGCCCGCCGTCGCTGAAAGCGTTCGCGCTCACGAGCGACCTGAGTCAGGTCCGCACGCGCGTCATCGTGGACGGCAAGAGCACCACGACGCCCATCGGCACGCCTGCGGCGGGACAGCAGCTCGTCATCAACGCCGCCGTGCCCGTGGATTATCTCGTCGTCGGCGGCGGCGGCGCGGGCGGACAAGATCCCAATGCGGCGGCCGGTGGCGGCGCGGGTGGCGTGGTCACGGGGTCCTACACCACGCAAGCGGCCTCGTGGGCCATCGTCGTCGGCGCGGGCGGCGCGAACACGGGCAACGACGGCCAGCCCTCGAACTGGGGCGGGTTCATCGGGCACGGCGGCGGGGGCGGCGCGGGCCGCGACAACGTCGCGAACGGCTCGACCATCAACGGACGCCCCGGCGGCTCGGGCGGCGGCGGCACGTACTACAACGGCACGGCGGGCGCGGGGACGTCGGGGGAAGGCAACAACGGCGGCGCAGGCGAGCCCGCAGGCGCAGCGGTCACGGGCGATCTGTTCATCGTCGGCGGCGGCGGCGCAGGCGGCACGAGCATCGCGGGCGGCGGCGGCGGCGGCGGCGGCGGTTTCGGGATCTGGAACCCGGCACTCGCGATTGGCAGTTATCCGATTGTGATCGGGGCCGGGGGCACCGCACCGGGCAACGACGGCGCCGGGTCGAGTGCGCTGGGGTTCTCGCGACTCGGGGGGGGCGGCGGCGGCAACGCGAACACCGCCGGACGGCCAGGCGGCTGCGGCGGCGGCGGCAACGGGCAGGGCCAACCGGGCGGCGCCGGATCACAGGGCTTCGGTGGCGGGACCGGCGACTTCACCGTCAGCGGCAACACGGGCGGCGGCGGCGGCGGCTGCGGTGCAGCGGGCGGACCCTCCGGCGGGTCGGGACAGGGTGGGGTCGGCGGCGCGGGCGTGCTCTGGGGCGCGTCCGGCACGCAACTGTATTACGGCGGCGGCGGCGGCGGGCGCGGCTCGGCGAGTCTCGGCACGGGCGGCATCGGCGGCGGCGGCGCGGGTGGCGTCGCGGGGACGGACGGGTACGGCGGCGGCGGCGGATCGAATGCGAATGGCGGCGCGGGCGTCGTCATCATCGGCTATCCCGACAACACCCTCATCGCGACGGGCGGCACGATCACGCACGTCGGTGGAAAAACCATCCATACGTTCACGGCGAGCGGGACGTTCACGATCTCGGTCACGAGCGGCTCGGGGGGAGGCGGCGGCGGACAAGGTGGCCCCGGCGCAGACGGCACCGCACCGGGGAAAGGCGGCAAGGGCGGCGACGGGTTCACGTCGGCGATCAGCGGCGGCAACTTGGTGTATGGCGGCGGCGGCGGCGGCTCGGGCACGCAGATCAACGGCACGGGTGGCGCGGGTGGCGGCGGCGCGGCGGGTGGACCCGGTCTCACAAACACGGGCGGGGGCGGCGGCGCAGGCGCGCACGGGGGCTCGGGGATCGTCATTCTCAGTTACCCCGACGGCAAGCTGAGTGCGACCGGTGGGACGATCACGCACGTCGGCGGGCGGACCATCCACACCTTCACCGCCAACGACACGTTCACCGTCTCCACGGTGACGGTGCCGGTGCCGCCGTCTCCCATCACGGATCTCCCGCTCGCCGACGCGAGCCAGATCGATCCGAATCCGGGGACCGTCCGCATCGGCGTGACCGTGTTCTCGTACCTCCGCACGTCCGGGCCCGTCATCACGGCGGGCACGAACCCGCAAGGGAGCACGCTGACGACAGCGGCGGCGCCGCTCGATACCGTGCTGAACGTCGCGAATGCCAGCTCGGTGTTCACGGCCACGCCCGGCTGGGTGCAGGTGGGTGGGCAGTACCTGCGGTTTACCGGCGTGACGGCCACGCAATTGACCGGCATCCCGTCTCCCGGCTACGGCGGGATCACGTCGCCGATTTCGTCGGGCACCAACGTCGCGTGGGTCGGCGCGCTCGTCATCGGGAGCACGCCCGTGCTGATTTCACCAGCGGTCCCGGTCGGGGCGGCCGTCACGCAGCGCGTCGTCCTGGAGGATACGGCGGCGGAGGCCGCGCTCGCCGCGATTGAAGGCGGCGACGGCATCCACGAGCACTACCTCCAAGACGGCCGCCTGAGTCTCGCGGGGGCGCGCGCCCGCGCGACGGCCGAACTCACCGACTTCAAAGCGGCGCTGGCGTCGGCCGCCTGGACGACCTACGACATGAACGCGCTGCGCGGGCGGACGCAAGCGATCACGCTCGACGAGGGCAGTTTTTCCCTCGTGATTGTGCGCTGCACGATCACGTTCCCGATCAAGAACAGCCCGCCGCGCCGCGTGTGCGAGGCGAGCACGATTCGCACGGCGGCGCTGCTGGATGCCGTCGTCACCAGTACCGAGTAGGAGGCGTGCATGTCGACGACCCTCGTGCGGAAAGTGGACATCGACGACAGCGGCGACAACCTGTCGGGCACGATTCACAACAACGCGTGGCTGCAGGATCTGCAGCAACGCATCGACAACGCCCTAATCGGCAATACGATGCTGACGGTGACCCCGAGCGGGGTGGTGAACGATTGGGACCCCGGCATCGTGGGCGATACGACGATTGTGATTGGATCGAACACGGCCAACCTCACGGTCACCGGGTTCGCGCCCGCCGGAGGCGCAAAGCCGGGGCAGCGCCTCCTCGTCATCAACTCTGGCGCCTACACGGTGGGCTTCAAGTACAACTCCACCGGGTCCGCCGCCGGGAATCGACTGCTCACCTACAACAACAGCGACATGCTCCTGTCCACAGGCGGCGGGATCGCGAATGGCTTCGCGCAGTTCACCTATGCCGCGTATGGGGCCCGGTGGGTGATGACCGGCTTTTCCCAAGGCGACCCCATCGCGTTCACGCCGTTCTGGACGTTTGGCGCCAGTGCGGCCGGATTTACCTATAGCACCCAAGTCGGCCTCTACACCCTCGCCAACGGGGTTCTTTGGTACTCCGGCCGTCTGAGTGCCAGCACCAAAGGGACGACGTCCGGGGTTGCCAGCCTGAACGGGTTCCCGATGTACTCGTCCGCCAGCGCGGGGTCGATGGCCGTGCTGCACGTCGGGTATGCGGCCGGGTTCAACGGGCTCGGCGGCAACTTCACCGGCTATATGACGCCAGGAGGCATTGCGCTCCAACTGACGACGGCGGTCTCGACCGGGGTGGCCAATATCGGCGATGGGAATTTTAACGCTGCGACCGACGTGATTTTCAGCGGCAGTTACCGCGCGTACTAAACAACTGGAGGGATGTATGAGTGTGGGCGCACCCGTCACCAAAACCGATCTCGACGCCCGGGCAGGCAACATCGCGCTGCGGTTCCAACAGAGCTTTGAGGATGTGCTCACGATGCAAGGCTATCTCGCCGCGACTGTCGACACGGATCTCGAAGCCCTCGGGTACACGGCGTCGGAGGTCGCGACGCTGAAAACTGCGTTCGCCGACCTGACGGAGTTGGGGACGATCTGGACCGGCGCCGCCGCGCTCCAGACCGCGAAAGACTTTCGCGTCTTCGTGCGCCAACTGTGGGGCATGGGCGCGTTCTGACCCGGGAACAACCGCACGCAAAAGGATGGTGGGTGATGGGTGAACTCTTCGACTGGCTGCGGCATCAGCACGCGAAACACGATCCCGACCGCCCGCCGCCGGAGGGCGCGCCGCCGATTGAATTCAACGTGGCGGCGGTCGACCAGGACGGCGCGCTGATCACGCGCGCGCTCGTGATTCGCATCGACGCCGGACTGAGCGGCACCGTGCGGAAGACGAACCCGGCGAACTTCTACCACGGGCCCGCCCTCGACACGCCGTGGGTGGGCGACATCTCGATTGTCGCGGACGGCTACGCGCCGTGGACGACGGGGGCGGACCCGCAGGTGACGCTCAGCGACACGACCGTCAACATCACCGCGCAGTTGTCGCCGTCTTTTAAGTCGGCCCCTGACGTTCCCGTGATCGTGCGGGGGCCTTTGCTGCCGTGGCCGCAGCCCCAGAACTACTACATCGATCTGCCGCGCGAACCGCCCGCCGAGGACCGCAATTTTCTGCGCGGCGACTTCTGGGGCGTGGAGATGGACGACGCGCCGTGGGTGCCGGGCGTCGGCCAGAAGTACCAGCGGATCTTCAGTTGGTTCCTCGACCGCTATTTGCTCGATTTTCAGCAGAGGTATCTGACGAAGTACGCGGGGTACCTCTACACGCATTTCCTGCTGTCGGCAGCCGACAGCCTGGGGCCGACCGAGAACCCCGGCAAGACGCCGGGCGCCGGGCACTCGTTGAACCAATTCATCGACACCTGCGGCTTGGTGAAGCGCTATATCAAGTACTGCCATGTGCGGCTCGGCTCGAAAGATTTTCAGCCGCACAACATGAGCCCGCAGCAGTGGGCCGACTACGCCGATCCGATCATGGACGCGTTGATCGCCGCGAAGGTCGTGGACGAATTTAGTCTGGCGTGGGAAATGAACTTGTGGAATACGCCGGGCCCGCCGCTGATCGAGGCGCTCCGGCACTGCGGACAGAAGGCGCACGCGGCGGGGCTCACGAGCTGGCAGCACTTCAGCCCCCACTATACGTCCTGGTTCGCGGACGGCGATCCGCGTGGCCGCTTCGGGTGGTACGACGACTTGGCCAACGACGTCGAGGGGATCAACTACCAGACGATGGGACCGCAGTGGTCGCCGCAGATGCTTCAGGCCAGAATCACCGACACGCTCTGGCAATTCGGCGAGCGCGGCAACGACTACCTGTTCCGCTGCGAGGAGGACTTGGCGTTTTGGATGTGGAACTCGGACACCGTCCAGTGTCAAGTGGACGACGCCGTGGACGCGAATGGCCAGCCCGTGCTGACCACCGTCAGCGTCACGCCGGAAGACGCGAACCTGCGCGGGTACGTCGCGTGCTGCAGCCGCGACGATGTGAAGCATACCGACGCCATCGTGCACGGCTTCGGCAACGGCGCGAGGAGACCGGACGGGTCGAGGCTCTGATGCGCGGGCTGCTCGTGGTCGTGGCGCTGATCGCGAGCGGCTGCGCGACTGTCGCTGCGCCGTCGGCGCCGCGCTTCGTCACGGTGTTCGAGCAGCGCACCTCGGTCTGTCAAATCGAGGTCGTCCGCGACCTGCGCTCGTCGGCGTGTTTCGTCGGGTTTCGCTGCGGGCGGCGCGCGCTCCAAATGATCGCCGTCGCCCCGGAGGTCTGTATCCCGTGACGCGGCCGGACGCGCTGACCGTCGTCACCCTCCTGTTGGGGATCGTCGTCGGGTACATGCTCTACCTGCTGCTGCCGTGGTTTGTCGGTCAGGGGTTCGTCGGTCTGGACGTAAGGGGGAATGCGATGTTGATTCTGCGAACCGGTCAGGTGCTCGCGATCGCGGCGTTCGTGTTGGTGCTCGCGGCGGCGGCGGGCCGGGCGCCGCTCTGGATTGCGGTGCTGCTCCTCGCGCTGCTCGCGTGTCTGAAAACCTTGCCGCTCCCATGATCTCGTTCATTGTCCCGACGACCGGCCGCGCGACGCTGCAGCGCACGCTCGACAGCATCGAATGCTGGCCCGGCGATGAAGTGCTCATCGTCGGGCAGCCGCGCGACGTCGACGTACGCGGCAAGGCGGCGCAGCTCGTGCCGATGCCGCCCGGGGGCGACTGGGGCAACGCCGAACGCAACGTCGCGATGGCGCTCGCGCAGACGCCGTACCTCGCCTTCATCGACGACGACGACTGGTACGCGCCCGGCGCGCGGGCCGCGATGGCGGACGCGATTCGCACGACGCCGGGGCGGCTCGTGATTTTCAGTATGCAATTCCCCGACGGCCTCATCTTGTGGGCCGAGCCCGCGCTGCGCTGCGGGAACGTCGGCACGCCGATGCTGCTCGTGCCGAACGATCCGGCGCGGCTCGGGCGCTGGCCGACGGGGAGGTACGAAGGCGACTGGGGGTTCCTGGACAGCTGCCGCTACCCGCGCGAGGACATCGTCTGGCGCGAGGAGATCGTCGCGCAGGTCGGGCGCAATATCGGGCAGGCGAGCTAGTCGGGGACGGCCGCGTTGGCCGGGCCGCGCCGCCTGGACTCGGGGACGGGTTCGATGGCGACCTGCCGTGCGCTCGCGAGCAGCCGCTCGGCGTCGCGCAGGAGTGCCAGCGCGCGGTCGTTCAGGCGGCGGCCCCGCACAATCAGCGCAACCTGCGCGAACGCCAGCGCCGTATTGATCCCGATCACCATCCACCAAGCGTCGTTCGGCGTCATGGGGCCACCGTGCGATTGATATACCCGCGCACGAACCCGTCGATATACGCGGCGACGACTTCGTGGCGGGCCGCGATCAGAATCGTCTCGGGATCCTCCGACCAGCACACCGTGAACTTGTGCGTTTCGGCGTCGTACCCGACAGCGATCGGCGCCGCTGCCGCCCGCTCGCGCAAGCGGATCACGTTCTGCTGCCGGTGATGGTCCGCTTGTCGGCTCATAGCTCGACCTCGTCGGCGTCGTCTTCGCCTGCCTCGACGGCCGTGCACAGGACCACGTCGCCGACGATCACGTCCCCGGCGAGCAGCATCGGCCGCAGCAGATACGACGCTGCCGCGTTGACCGGCAGCTGCAGGCGCTTCCCGTCCTCGTTGAGAAAGACGATCCGCCCGTCGGGCGCGCGCAGCGATTCGAGATACCCGCCGACGAACCCCTGCAACTCCTGCAGCGTGAAGGCGACGCCGTTGTGCGGGGCGATCTGGCGGATGAAGCCGGACGTCGGGATCAGTGTCGCCATCTCACGCCGCGCCCGCGCCCTTGCGCGTGTCAATGACAAACGCCTTCGCGGTGCGCGTGTACGCCCCGTTGCGCGCCCGCTTCACAAACCCGTGGCGCGCGAGCGCATTGATGCCCCGGCGGGCGTCCACGGCGAAGCCGCGCTGCGCCAACTGCGCGAGCGTGCTCGGCCCGTGCTGCTCGATGTCGGCGAGCAGCTGCGCTGACGCGGCGCGCCGCGCGAGCTTCTTCCCGACGTACCCGCTCTTCTTCGTATACGGGCCGCGCTTCTTGCCCTTCGTCACGACGACCTCGGGCCAGGAGGACGCGCCGTTGCGCAGCTCCGGCCGGAGCAAGTGCGGCGGCGCGTCGCCGAGGAACTCACCCGGGGCCATGCGATACAGCACGCGCAGCTCGTCTTCGATCTGCTGCCCACGCGCGCGGACGCCGAGCCGGACAACATCGCCGTGCAGGTCGCTCTTCTTCATGCGTCGTCCTTCGTGTCGCGGGTTACACCGAAGCGTCCGCCGCTTGCGATGGCGGGCCCGCGCGACGCGGGCGCCGCTTCTTCTGATCCTTCTGCGCCCGCCGGGCGCGCGCCTTCAGCGTCAGGTACGTGCGCTGATCCCCGTGCAGCTCGACGACGTTGTACCCCTGCGTGCGCAGCAACACGCAACAGAGGAAGTAACACGTCTCGCCCAAGCCCTTGTAGTTGCCGACCTCGTGGAGGTGCCGCGCCAGCGCGGCGATCGACGTGATCCGCAGCTCGGCGCAGACGCGCGTCAGCGCCCGCGCCGAGACCGGATGCACGATGCCGAGCTTCCCCAGATCCTGGCGGTTCCACCGCAGCGATCCGATGACGAGCAACGGCTGCCGCTCGTGCTTGATGAACGTCTGCCCGATAATCCCGGCAAACTCGCCGGGGTCGACCGACGACGTCAGGCGCGCCATCGCGCACCTCCGATCCGGTCGATCAGGCGCGACGCGGTCGGCGAATCACGCGGCGCATGGTTGAGGTTGGCACGATCTGTGCCGGGGGGGGGGGGGGGTACTACTTTGCTCGCGTCGATCGGGTGCGGCGTCGCACAGGCATCGGTGAGGGTCACGAGGCGCGGCATCGTTGCACGCGGCGCAGATAGTACTCGACGTGCTCGCGATCGGCGGGGTCGGCCTCCGCGAGCAGGCGGCTGAGCGGCGTCGGCTGCAGACGCGTGACGATGGCGTCGATCCGATCGGCCACGTCGCGTTGGCGTTGGGCGAGCTGGGCTTCCATCTCGGCGAGGGATTGGGCGCGTCGGCGGTCGGCGATGTGCTGCGCGTATTGCTCGCGGGTCATGTGCACGCCGTGCTCGAATGCGTAGATCGTCATAAGGCCCCGGGGTCGTGAGGAGGGGCGCGCGGGGGGTGGCGGCGGCGGCGGCGGGAGCGCCCGGGTTAGTCACTTCTTTTTTCCATTGCCGTCGCGCGGCGGGCGAGCCCAGCGGCTGTCGCTCCCGCGCGTAAACTCGTCGGCGACCGCGAACGCGTGCGCCACGAGCGCGGGCGCGTCCGGTAGCCGGGTGTCGGGCAGCTGCGCGATGTGCACGCAGCTGATCACCGAGAACGCGATCAGATCGCGGACGGTCAGAATGTCGAACGCCGTGGGTCGGTTGTCGCGATCTCGCATACGGTACCCTCCTTTTGCGGTTGGGAAACTCCGGTTACCTGCTGGCGTGGCGCATCCGGCCTCGGCCGCTGGGGGTGGCGAGCCGCGCCCGCGCCTCGTCGAAGCGCTTGGCGAAGTGGACGAGCGTCCGGCGGTCGGTCGCATCGAGGCGCCGGATCAAGATCGCGAACTCGACCTCGGCGGCGGTCATGCCGTTCCTGACAAACGTCTTCGTTTCGAGTTCCGCAGGCGCGCCGTAGAGCGACTCCAGCAACATCGCTTCGTTGGCGAGCCCGGCGGCGCGCAGCATCCGCGACGGCGAGCAATGCCCCGCGTGCGCCATGCGCAGGCACGCGTGCAGCCCCGGGCCGTGCGCCGTGGATCCGGTCATCCAGTGCGACAACTGCGAGCGCGAGACGGCGGCGCGCTCGGCGAAGTCGCGGCGCGTGCCCCGGTACTGCCGGACGATCACGTTGAGCAACTGCGATAAGGGAGATGTGAGGTCGCCCATCTGGCCGGGCATTCTACACCAACTGTTGCGCAAATTGCGCAGCGTGTAGTTCGGACGATTTGGAACGGTTCAGCCTGCGAATCTGAACAGTTTGCGTCGTTTGACAGGTGACTGGCCGACGCGTATGGTTTCGTCTTTCGGTGGCCCGTTTTCGCAACGCGTGCCTTTGTTGCGAACCACGCACCGCCCCTCGTGGAGGACCTGCCCGTGCTGCTGCTCTTACCGGAATTGGCGGCGCTGCAAACGTACCGACTCGACAAGGGGCTGACGTGGCAGCAGCTCTCCGACGCGATGCCGGGGCGCATGCGCGTCCCCGCGCGCACCCTGATGCATCTCTGCACCGCGCCGATGGGCAAGACCAACGGGAAGCCACGGCAGCGGCGGCAGCTGCGCGACCTCACGCTCCACAAGCTGCGCCTGTTCATCAAGCACGCGCGGATCCCGGTGCCGCGCACCGCCGGGCACGCCCGCGTCGAGCCCGGCCTCGTGACGGCGGCGATCTGGGAACCCGGTGACGCGAAGCAGGCGGTATGAGCCCCGCGCTGCGCGTCCTGGCGATCTGGCTGCTGGCGACCGTGCTGCTCGTCCTGATCGTGAGCGTCCCGCTCGTGCGCGCGTGGTGCGCCCGCCGCCATCTCCACGACTGGACGCTGCGGCTCACGCCGACGCGCATTTATCTGCTGTGCACCAGCTGTCACGCCGAGACGCCCGGCTGGGATCTGCACGTGCCCCTGCCTGACGGGCGCCGGAGGACCGTATGACCGAGAAGCCGCCGACCGCCGACGTGCCGCCCGCCGATGCGCCGACGACGCTGCCCGCCGTGAAAGAGCGCACGCCGATTCCGACCGGCGCCCCGCTGCCGGATCTCGGCATGGTGATGCGCTTCGCGAACGGCATCGCGAACAGCGAACTCGTGCCGAAGGCGTACCGGGGCAAACCGGCCGACATCATGGTCGCGGTCCAGCGCGGCGCCGAGCTGGGCTTGTTGCCCATGCAGGCGCTCGAAAGCATCGCCGTCATCGGCGGCCGGACGGTCGTCTTCGGCGACGCGCTGCCCGGCATCGTCATGGCCTCGCCGCACTTTCAGGATTTCACCGAGCACTACGAGGTCAACGGCGAGCGCCGCGACGGCCTCGTGCCCGACGACTTCAAACACGACGCGACCGCTGCGGTCTGCATCGCGTGGCGGAAGGGCAAGCCGACGCCGGTCGTCTCGCGGTTCACGATCGCCGACGCGCGCAAGGCGGGCTTGCTCAACAAAGACGGCCCGTGGCAGACGCACCCGGCGCGCATGCTGAAGCTGAAGGCGCGCAACTTCGGCCTGCGCGACGCCTTCCCGGACGTGCTGCGCGGCCTGCTCACCGACGTCGAGGCGCACGACCTGCCGCCGGTCGAGCCCGCCGCGCCCGCGCGCAGTATTCGGCGCATCTCGGAGGCGCGCGAGACCCTGCACGACTTCGGCATCGACCGCGAACCCGCGACCCGGTCCACCCCCGACCCCGATCCCGTTCTGTAGAGAGGCGGCGGCACATGGCGTACGACCTGCACAATCCCGTCGACCGCGTGATCGCGGCCGACGAAGCCGCTGACCATGCGCAGGCGCGCCGACGCGGGCAGCGCGTGCGCGAGATCGCCAACCTCCTGATCGCCGCGCTCGACGGCCACGCGCAGCTGCGGGATCCCGAGGTCGCGCGCCGGGTCCTCTACGGCGCGCTCGTCGATGCGCTGTACGGGAACGCCGCCGTCGACATCGACCCGCGCCCCGGGGATCGCCGATGACGCTCCTGCTCGACCGCGCGACGCATACGTACACCGACGGCACGCCGCAGCCGCTGCGGTCGGCCACGCAGATCATCAATCACGTCGGGCTGACGCCGTTCGCGTCGGTCCCGCTGAGCATCCTCGACCCGGCGCGCGAGCGCGGCTCGGCGGTGCATCAGGCGGTCCACTACTACAACGAGCGCGACCTCGATCTCGCCGCCTTCTACGCGGCGAATCCCGATCTCGCGGGCTACGTGGCGTCGTGGGTCACGCTCGACGCGACGGGGCGGCTGCAGCCCGTCCTCTGCGAACACCGGATCGCCAACGACGTGCCGCGCTACGCGGGCACGCTCGACTTTCTGGGGATGTTCGACGGCGCGGCGGCCCTGCTTGATTACGCGACCGGCGACCCCGACGACGCCTGCAAGCATCTCCAGACGGCGGCGTACGTCCTGGCGGCGCGTGCGTGGGCCGAGCAGCCGGGCGAGGACGTGCTGCGCGCGTTCCTGGGGGCGCATCCCTATGTCGCGCGCTACTCGGTGCGCCTGCACGCCGACGGCGCGCTGCCGACGCTGACCCGCTACGACGATCCGCGCGATTACACGAGGTGGTTGGCGATCGCGACGGCCATCAACATCATCGACGCCGAGCGCCCGGCCGCGCAGGCGTGGCTCGCCGACTGGCTGCAGGCCGAGGCGACGCTATGACTCGATTTCCGGAGGCCACAAATGCCAGCCGTCGCCGTTGACGCCATCGTGTTTCGTGAGGACCTCTATCCGCGCGTCGAAACGAGCGCGGTAATGGTTCAAAAGTACGCAGACGATCTCGCCGTACTACCGCCGATCGAAGTCAATCAACATCACGAGCTGATCGACGGTTGGCACCGCTGGACCGCCCACAAAAAGGCGAAGGCAGCCGAGATCCCGATCACGATCACGACCACCAAGGATGACGAGCACCTGCTCGAACTGGCGATCGAGCGCAATGCGCGTTTCGGCTTTCAGTTGTCGACGAATGACAAAAAAACGGTCGCGCGGCGGCTGTATCGGTCGGCTACGCCCGAATCACGCGGCGCGAAAAAGCAGCGGCTCGCGGAAATTCTGTCGGTCTCGTACGACACGATTGCCAATTGGCTGTCGCGCGTGGACAAGGACACTCAAGAAGAGCGCGACGCGGCGGTACAGAACCTCTATTTGCAGTGCTACACACAGGAGGAGATCGCCGAGGCGGTTGGGATGCCGCAGCCGACGGTCAATGCACTATTATCGGAAATCCGCACGTTCGGAATCCCGATAATACCAGGCATTTTCGCCGAGGATCTCAAGGACAAGCACGGCGCCGCACTGAAGGCGGCTGAGGCCGAACGGCTCGCAAGGATTACCGCCGAGAACCGCGCGGCAGCCGAGCACGCCGCCGATTTTGAGCCGCCGATTTACAACATTTGGAAGCAACAGCAGAAGACGAACGGGAGCGGGCACTTCGGCAACAGCGAGGTGCACTGGGTCGACAATCTCCTCTACTTCTACACGCAGCCCTTCGACATCGTCGTTGACCCGTTCGCGGGCGGCGGCTCCACGCTCGACATCTGCAAGCGGCGGTTTCGGCGGTGCTGGCTGTCAGACCGGCTACCGATCGAAGAACGGCAACGCGAGATCCGAACGCTCGATCTGAAAGACGGCCTGCCAGACCTTCGGAAGCGGTGGGCCGACGTGCGCCTTGTCTATCTCGACCCGCCGTACTGGAAGCAGGCCGAAGGCCAGTACAGCACAGACCCCGAGGACCTCGCGAACATGTCGCTCGACGAGTTCACGGCGACGCTCGCGGCGACGATCAACGCGTTCGGAAAAAAACTGACCGCCGGTTACGTTGCGCTCATTCTCCAACCGACGCAGTGGAAGGCGCCGGACCGGCAGTTCACCGATCACGTCGCCGACATGCTGCGGGTGGTCAAATTTCCGGTCGACATGCGCTATTCGGTGCCGTACGAAAGTCAGCAGTGCACGGCGCAGATGGTCGACTGGGCACAGGCCGAACGGCGATGCCTCGTCCTCACGCGTGAAATCGTCGTCTGGCGGGTGAGGCCATGACAAAGCCACGAATCTACGGAGAAGACTCGCCTTTCGGCGCGTGGTGTCGCGCGGAGAAGGACCTCGATTCCATTGACTTCAGCCTCTACGTGAGCGACCGCGACTTCACCACCCATCGCTATCGCGACAACGTCGACGGCCTTGGGCGACGGCGCGTGCAGTTGATGCAAGCACTGGAAATCAAGACGCGCGACGGGATGCCTGATTGCTGGCAGCAACAGAGCAAATTCTTCGAGCATCAACTCCTGAACCAAAAGAAGCGCCTGCGGTGCAGCCTCGAAGGCGACCTCAAGATCGTGTGGCACTTCGGGTACCACATTCTGTCCCTGCACGGCGACAGCCCGGCCGATGACCCGATGGTGACGTGGGTCTCGTTCGGGCCAACGGGCAGCCTCTCCGCGCGCACGATTTCAAGGGCTGATCTCGTGAGAGTCCTGCGGTTCGACTTACGGCCGGATACGCTCGAACCGTTGAAACTGCGGCGCCATCACAAAGTCGCGCGGATTGTCGAAGTGGTAACCGCGCCGTTGGGTTTCGTGTACGAGCGCGTCGTGACTCGCCGGAGCTGACGAGGTACACACATGGGGACTGCGACGAAGCTGCTCGATCTCGACGCCGCGAAATCCATCGGCGGTGACCTGGAGACGTCGTCGCAGTCGCTCGCGCAGCGCTTCGGATCGTTGGCGATCACCGACCCGGCGACGCTGGCGCAGGCCGTCGAGGATCGGTCGGCGATCGCGGCGGCGGTGCGGAACGTCGAGACGTTTTTCGGCCCGTTCAAACAGATGGCGCATCGCCTGCACGCCGCCTTGTGCGAGCGCGAGCGCGAGATCCTGGCCCCGCTGCGGGCGCTCGACCGGCAGCGCGTCGACGCGATCCGCGACTACTCCGTCGAGCAGGACCGACAACTGCGGCAGCGCGAGCAAGACGACGCCGAGCGCCTGCGCGCCGAAGCGCAGACCCGCGCCATTCGCGAAGCCGCTGCGCTCGAAGCCGCCGGGCAACCCACGATCGCCGAAGCCGTCCTCGCCGAATCGATCGCGGCCCCGGCGCCGGTTGTGACGCATGCGGCGCCGACCGTCGAGGGGCTGAAGTTTCGCAAGCGGTACCTCTGGCGGTACTCCGGCGGGCCCGCTGATATCGAGACGACGCCCGCCGCGATCGTCGCGCGGACGCTGGCAATCATTCCCCGCGAATTCCTGGTCGTCGACGAGCAGAAGATTTCGGCGTACGCGCGGGCGATGCGCGGCAACGGCACGATTCCCGGCATCGAGTTCTACGACACCAAGGATCCTGTGCGGTAACCCGGAGGACACATGGACACCAGCCTGATCGTGCACCATATCGACGCGGCGATTCGCCACGACCGCAAGGCGCGCCGCTTACTCATCCCCGTGGCGCCGCCCTCGGAGACGATCCCCGTCCACGCGGGCGACGCGCTCCAACCGATCATCGACGCCGCGCTCGACTACGCCGTCCTCGATATCGAACCGGCGACCTATCCCGGCTCGATCGTCCTCCACAAACCGATCACGCTCCAATCGCGCGCCGCGCGCCGCTCCGGCCGCGCGACGGCGACGAGTGCGGGCGTCGAAATCCTGGGATCCGGCAACGAGGCGATCACCGTCACCGGCCCCTATGTGACCCTGCACGGCATCGGCGGGCGCAACGACAATCCGTCGGGCCAGATCATCGGCGTCGTCGGCGCCGCCTTTGCGATGGATTACTGCACGCTCCTCGGGCACGCCGATCAGGGCCAGCACCGAGGGCTGATGCTGCAGGGCGACGGGGCCGTCATCGAAGCGAGTTTCATTGACGACTGTTTTTCGATCGGCCGCGACGCGCAAGCCATCTCCGGCTGGGACGGCACCCACCACGTCCTCATCGACGACTGCCACCTCGGCGGCGGCGCGCAGTCGATCATGTTCGGCGGCGGCGATTCGACGTCGGCCGACCGGATGCCGACCGACATCACCGTCACGCGCTGCCTGCTCACGAAAAACCCACGCTGGTTCGACCTCCACGCGCAGATCAAGTGCGCGCTCGAACTCAAATGCGTCAACGGGTTCGTGATGACCGACTGCACGCTGGAGTACGCCGGGATCAGCGAGGGGCAAAGCGCGTACGTGATTGTGTTGTCGGTGCGGAACCAGGACGGCGGCGCGCCGTGGTCGACCGTGCGCAGCGTCACGATTCAGCGCTGTCTCGGCCGCTACGGCGGCGGCGCGATCAACATCGCGGGATCCGACAACGAGCACCCGTCGGGCACGATGGACGACGTGCTGTTTGAAGACGTGTGCTTCACCGACATCGATCCGGCCGTCTGGAAGGGCGCGGGCAAAGGCGTCCAATTCCAAATGGGCCCGGAGCACGTCACGCTGCGCAACATCACCCTCGACATGAAAAACATGGGATCGAACCTGTACCTGATTCCGCCGCCGCTCACCGGGCTCGTGCTGCAGAACCTGAAGATGACGCCCTCGGAGTACGGCGGCGAGGAGGGCATGAAGATCGACGCGGGCGGCAGCGGGCAGCAGGCGTGGAAAGACCTGATGCCCGACGCGATCATCGACATCACCCCCGACGACACGGGCGCGTCAGGCTACCCGACCGCGTGACACCAACGGAGGACGACATGGGCGGACGACTGGCGGGCACGATCAAAAACCTCGTCGATCAGCGCGGCTTCGGCTTCATCAAAGTCGACGAGACGGGCGTCGAATACTTTTTTCATCACAGCGGGCTCGGCAAGGGCGTCCGGTTCGACGACCTGCGTCAAGGCACGCGCGTGACGTTCGCTGTCTCGGCCTCGCCGAAAGGACCGCGCGCGGCCGACGTCGAACTCGAACGCTGATCCCAGGGGGCGGCATGTGGTCACGGCTCGACGACGCACTGATCGACCATCGCAAAGTGTTCGAGGCAGGCGAGCGGCTCGGCAAGAACGGGCCCGCCATCGTGCTCGGCGTCTACGTTGTCGGCTTGATGTGGACCAATCGCCATCTCTCCGACGGGTTCCTGCCGCGCGCCACCGTGCGCGGGTTCATGCACGTCGAGAAGCCACTCGACGTCGCGCGGGCGCTCGTCGAGGCGCGCCTCTGGGAGGCGGTGGACGGCGGCTATCGTGTCCACGACTTTCATGACTTCAACCTGCACGCCGCCGACGTCCAGGACAAACGGAAACGTGACCGCGAACGCAAACGCGAGGGGGGCCGACATCGTGGAAATGGCCGCGCCGACTCCTGAGGGAGTCCGCGACGAATCCAGGCGGAATCCGGCGCGACGTCCGCGTTACGTCCGCGCGGAATCGCGAAGTCCCGTACCCGTACCCGGTACGTACGGCCTGAGCTGGTACTTACGATCTGGGATCTTTGTTTGGCTGGCATGGTTGTACTTGTGAGATCTAGTGCCGCGCCGCCGCGCGACTATCTCGCGTACCTGCAAAGCGGGACGTGGAGAACGAAGCGGAACCGCGCGCTGACGCTGGCCGCGTATCGCTGCGAACGCTGCGGCACCGGACGGCAACTGGAGGTCCATCACCGGACGTATGACCGGCTCGGGCGCGAGTGGGATCAGGATCTCGAAGTGTTGTGTCGCGACTGCCATCGCGGGGAGACCATCGTGCAGACGGCGCGATCCCAACACGGCGTCTATTTGCAGATCGCGGCGGAAGTGTGGCGGAGAAAACCCGGGCAGTCGTACGTCGACGCAATCGAGGCTATCAAAATCCGCTGTGCGCAGCGGCGGATTCCCTACTCGTCGGACCCGATCGCGAAAGCGCTCGACCTCGTGGCCGGGGCGGTGCCCGTGCCCGGTCGATCGCATGGGCCCGGGTCATCGGCCGGGCCGCCGCCGCCGCGACTGGCTGACGGCGCGGCTGATGCGCTGATCGCGAAGCTCCTCGGGGTCGTCGTGATCCGCACCATGCGGCACGCGGCCGACCGGCGCGATCACGAAGCCCGCGTGCGGCGGCAGGCTGACGAGTTTCGCACCCACTGGCAGGCGCGGGCGGCGCACCTGCCGCCGCCCGACGAAGACATAGCGCGACGTGATCGCGAACTGGCCGAGATCACCGCGTACATCAGGGGGGATCTATGACGGCCGACGTCCGACACGAACGGCTGCTAGTGCGCGTGCTCGACGGGGTGCTGCAGCAGGAGACCTTCGACACGCTGCCCGACCTTGTCGAGGCGCTCAAATGCGCCTGCGCCCGCTACCGGATCGCGTACGACGGGGCGGCCTGTTGGCGCGCGATCACGCGGCTCGAACACGGGCGGCAGCGTCTGCTGCTCAGCCGGGCCGACGCGCGCGCGATTTTGCAGGAAC